TATCGTGAGCATCTTCCACGAGGGCTACGATGTCGATTTGCGAAAAAAGATCACGAAATACAAGTTTAATCCAATGAGCATCAAACTTGTCAGCATCGGATTTGGTGAAGTTGCTAGAAGTTTAGCAGACTCTATTTCGGGAATGGTCAACGATTCCGTTGACAAGAAAATGAAGTCCTACGATGCGGAATATGAAGCGAAAGTTCAGAAGCTTGTAGATAATGCTAATGCTGAGTATGACAAGCAAGCAAAAGAGCTGGAACATAAAATAACAAACGGGATTGAGCAAGCAAAAGCACAAGCTGAAGTAGTCAAGCAGGAAATTTCGGCTCAAGTAACCGACAAAATCAATGCAGCAAACCAAGCAAACAAAAATGAAATTTTAGAAGAGTTTAAAGCTCAATACAATGGCATCGAAGTGAAGATGCAAGGTTTGAAAGATACTACTGATCAATTAAAAACTAGTGATGTCGATATCCAGAGACTGATCAATGATTTCAAAGCTCAGACACAAAGCCAATTTGTTGGAATTCAAGGCGCACAATCACGGTTTGAGCAAACCACAGAGAAAGCCATCTCTGACCTGACCAATGTCACAAATGGCAAGGCAGATCGCTCTTATGTCGAGCAGACAGTGAATGGAATTAAAGAGCAACTTACCTCTTCGACAATCGGTGGGCCTAACTTAATTCGTGATACTGCTTATAAAGAAGGTACGAAATATTTTGGTAGCAATGGGATTGCAAAAATAGGAAAACATCCATTCTATTTTAACGGCTCAAAACCAATACTTATTTTCTCTAATAATGACCAAACCGAAAAAGTAATAAGTTCTAACCGGTTCTTATTAGAAAAAAATACAGATTATACCCTTAATTTTAGGGGTTTTAATAATTCGGCTTTGACGTCCTATGATGTCTTTATCCTTGGCCGTCGTAACGGTGAAACCCAAGGCTTCACCATTGTCAAACAGTTGATTAATGGTAAAAAATTAAGCACTAGTGAACTAGAAAGTGTATCAGTCCAATTTAATTCCGGAGATATTGATAATGCCTATTTACGTTTTGATAATAACGGAACAAATGGCGGTCAATCTGATTTATATATTGCAGAAATTGACCTTTATAAAGGGACTCAAAAAAGGCCGTGGCAACCAGCACTTGAAGATCAAGAATATTTAGTAACACAGGCTCAAGCTACTTTTGAAAGAACTATCCAAGGTCTCTCGACCCAATTAACACAACTAGAGAGCAAAGCTGGTCCAAATGGCGAACTTGAACAGCGCATGCAGACCTACTCTGAGAAGGCTGCAGTTGATGCCCTGAAAGCAACAAGGCAGATTCTAGAGCAAGGATACATAGCAAAAGCTAAATATGATGAAGATGTAGCTGGAATCAATCGAAGATTTGAAAGTGTTGCGACAGATACAACACCAGACAATCTTATCAGATTTGCGGACACATTAACTGAATACAGTGTATCCAATAATAATAATAATAATAGGCTTTCAAGGTCGGAAGACGGAATCTTCAAAATGAAAATTGATGGGTCTCCGTCCACAACATGGCTAGGACCTTGCTTCCCAATCTATATTGATCGTATTTTGCAAGGTGATGTATACTCTATCGCATTTGATTACATGATCAAATCTAGTGTAGAGGTAGACAAAGGACTAGCATTTGCATTAAAAAACCATTCAAACAATACTGCCATATTTGCTCAAGGTTTTGCTGACAAAAATACACCGAAAGATAGGTGGATTCGAGCAGAATTCCATTTCACTGCCAATCGTGATTTTGAGTTTAACAAAACAGGGAATTTCCCATTCTACATCTATGCTATCAATAACGGAGAGTTTTGGGTACGGAATCCGATTTTAGTCCGTGGATCTAAGATCCCAGCATTTAGGCCCAGCCCACTGGATAAAGCTGGCACTTCAGAGGCTAAAATTGAGTCTAAGATTGCTGAATACAGACAGACAGTGGATGGACAGTTTACAACAATCACAAACCAAATTGGTGATATGTTGAGAAAAACGGATATCCAAATCACACCAAGTCAAATTTCCTTCGGTGCTGGCAAGAGTATTAACGGGAGAACGATCAGCTCCTTAATGGTGCAAGAGCCAGAGTCCATTGCCTTGATAGCTCAATTGATCAAGGTGAAAGGTGACATGGTAGTTGATGGATCCATTTTAGGCCGTCACATTGCAAGCGAGAGCGTGGAAACCGGACACATGAAAGCAGGATCAGTCACTACACCAGTTTTGGCATCAGACTCAGTCACGGCGGATAAGATGTTAGTAGATTCTGCTATGATCAACAAACTTGTGACTAATCAAGCATTTATCAGAGAGTTAATGGCCCAAAAAGCCTTTATCACTCAACTTGCTTCAATAGATTTCTCTGCAGAACGAATTAAAGGTGGCAGGTTGGAATCAAATACTGGAGCTTTGGTATTTGATTTAGATAAGAGTGCCATGAATATGCTGACTGACACAGCAGTTATCAGACGAGTTTTTAACAACTTTCCTACTCAGTTTATTAGATATGGAACACATATCGAAAACGGAAACAGGTTTTCGAAAACCATCATTGGTTCGAACCGTGACGGTACAGAGAATAGTGGAAATAAAACATTTAGTGGTATGGAAATTTACAACAGCACAAACAAAGATGTTGAGGATTACACCAAATTTTACGCTGATAAAATGTACTTGCAACACAGTGAACACAAGCAAGGTTGGATCATTCAAAATGCTGGTAAACCAAGAATTGCACCGCTAAATGGTACAACATATTCTGAAATGATTGCATCTGACTTTAGAATGATCTACACAGCAGATGGTAATCACAGAAGTGTTGGAACTTATTTATGGGACCTCCTCACATGTTTTGGCATCCTACAAAGATATGGCTGGGATCTCAAAAATAGTGCTGCTCAAAGTCACATCGGTAGTGTCCTTTCGAAATATAACTACAGATAGGAGTTTTAATGAACGAAAATAATTATGTAGCAATTATCACTGATCTAGCCAACCAATTGGCAAATAAGACAATCAATGAGGCCGAGTTTAAGGCTCGTCTCACTGAGTCACAGAAACTTGTAGCACAACTTGTAAATGAAGTTGAAAGCTATCGCTCTGTCCTAGAGTCTGACAAAGATTTGAAGGATCTTTTTGAAGAAATCAAAAACAAAAATGAGGTAACTAAATAATGGATTACAAAGTACAATTTAAATCATACGATGCAGTAGCCAATACTACTAAGGTAGCAATCAAACAAGACTTCCCGTACCGTGTCTTTGAAGAAATTCTGCCAACAAACCGCATGACTGAAGATGATGCGACTTTGGTCGAAGCAGTGCTAAATATTGTGCGCATGGAACTTGACACATCTGGCGCAGTCGTAGCAATCAAGAAAGAGCTAGACAAATCTGTCGAAGCTAACAATGATGCTATCGCCAAGATTCAAGCTCTCACTAAGGACAACGAAGAAAAAGCGAACCAAATCCAGAAGATCAAAGAAGTGGCAGAATGGAACGTTTTGGCCCGTGTGACCGATGTTGACAATCCACTCGATCCTACTGTATTTAAACGTGGTCTTGAGTTGGTAGACCTTGGTCAATCTGGTAAGACATACCAACCACAAGAAATCTTTACCATTGAAGATCCAAACCACACAGAAGCTTTTGGAGAAGGTAAACGTATCATGATCCAGGTAAACGAGCCATTTACTTATCAGGGTGAAACCTTGGATCAATTAAACAGCCTTTACCAAAATGGAAAAATCGGCATTTGGAAATGGACTAAACCAAAAGAAGAGAAAGAAGAAAAGCCGGGACAACCTTCTGGAGATCTTGAAACTCAACCAGTGGCGACAGCTACACCACAACCAACACTTTAACAAGAGAGGGGCGTGATCTATGATCCACTTTACACCAGAGGACATCTCGATGATGGTCGGATTTGTCGGGATCTTACTTGGAATTTACGGTAATTTTAAAGGAAGTGTCGTGGCACAAGAGAAACGCATGGTCGTTATCGAAAAAGACATCGAAAACATGCGTGATTTCCGTCTTACGGCTGTTAGACGACTCGACAACCACGATGAACAAAATAAGTCTCTATTGATCCTCGCAGAGCAGGTCAAAGCCCTGAGCGAGGATATGAAGGAACTTAAAGCATTAATTCAAAACAAAAAATAATTAAGAGGTAACATTATGAATAAAATTAACTGGTCTGTACGTTTAAAGAATAAAAACTTTTGGCTTGCAATCGTTCCAGCCTTGGCCTTGCTATTTCAAGCATTTGCCGATATCTTTGGCATTAAATTGGAATTTGGCCAAACCATTGACAAAATCTTGGTATTCGTCAATGTGTTGTTTGCATTCTTCGTTTTGGTCGGAATTGTTAACGATCCAACTACTGCTGGACTAAGCGACTCAGAACGTGCGTTAGGATATGAAGAACCTAGCGAAGATTAATATATTTTTACTGGCTACTATCTATTTTTGGATAGTAGCCTTTGATTTTAGAAAGGAGCAGTAATGGCTACTTTAAATGATATTTTAGGATATGCAGAAGGTCTTGCAGATGCTGGAACGGGTGTATCTATGAGCCAGTGGGGTATGCAGTGTGCTGCACTACCTAATGCGATCTCTACCTACTTTTTCGGCAAAACTCTTTGGGGAAATGCGATTGATCTACTTAATTCTGCCCGTGACCTTGGATATGAGGTGGAATACAACCAAGAGGGAAATCTCGATAGTAAACCACGAGCTGGTGCTGTATTCGTGATGGATACCACTTACATCTACGGTCATTCTTACGGCCACACAGGGTTAGTCATCGAAGATAGTGACGGATATACCATGCGGACAATTGAACAGAATATTGACGGTAACGCAGATGCTCTATACGTGGGTGGCCCAGCACGATATAATACCCGTGATTTTAACGGTATTGTAGGCTGGTTTTACTTCCCTGTAGACGGACAACCAGCACAAGTAAATGCTGTCGAGCCATCAGAACCTCTAACAGTCGATTCTAGCGCATTTAACGAGGAGACAGGCACATTCACAGTCGAAGTTTCTGCGCTGAATGTACGTGCCTCTGCTGGTCTATCTGGTGAGATTGTGGCAACGTACACAGCAGGCCAAGAAATTTACTATGATGGTTGGATTGATAACGATGGATACATCTGGATCACATACATCGCAGGGTCTGGTAATCGCAGATATGTCGCAGTTGGGCAATCAGAAAACGGGCGGAGAATTAATAGTTTTGGTTCATTCGCTTAAACAGGAGGTGAATTATGAGTATTAATTCTACCAATCTAAAGCAATTTGAAGGAGGGGCAGTCGTCAAACAAGGCGATAGCGCCTCTTTATTTGGCTATGAGCTACTGGACGAAAACATGCGACCGATCAGAGAACTGAATGGCAAAAATGCTACAATCAGGATCTTCAATCAAAAAGGAAAGGCCACATTTGAGAGTACAGTGGACAAATCCAAAGTTACTTTTAAAATCGAAAAGGCATTGCCGATTGGATCTTATTTGGTAGAAGTCGTTTGTGACGGCTATATCTTTCCAAGTGATCGCTCAACACGCTTGGACATTACCCGTTCAGCGGACGAATTCACAAGCGAAGAAGTCCTATCACTTGTAAAAAACGATGTCAAAGAAGAAATCGACAAGTATATTTCGGCGCACCCAAACGGGCCACAAGCAGAAGAATTGCCAGATCTTACCGTACTATACAATCTAGCTAAAATTTAAAGGAGAGAAATATGACTTTAAACACAGAAAAATTAACTCAATTCGCACAAGCAGTCGGTGCTGATGTCAAGGAAATCAAAACCACGCTTGCAAATAAAGCTGACAAGTCCGAGCTTGGACAAGCTGGGATCACTCAGCAGCAGTTAGACACGGCTATTCAAGGAGTAAAAACTTCTATTCTTGGCGAGGGTGTACCAGAGGAGTTGGATACACTCAAAGAAATCGCAGACCGTATTGCTAACGGTGCAGGGTCAGCAGACCAAGCTATTGTGTCTAAAATGACAGAGCTTGGTCAAAAATTCACCGATCTTGAAAACACCGACTTCGTACAAATCTATACAACGGCTAAAAATACCCTCTGAGGAGGTACTGAATGGATAAATTAAAAAAAGCTATAGAATCCATTGGTCGTGATATTGGAGCGCTTCAAGGTCAACAAACTTCTTTTTTATCAGCTTCTAAAGCATATGAACTATTTCCCACCTATGCAACTTTGCAATCCCAGATGGCCAATAACATCAAAGACAAGCACCTTGAACTAGGCCTTGATGCTCTTATTGACACAAAACTTCAAAATGGGGGTGATCCGTTCGTCACTCGCTCTAAAATCCCAACGATCGACACAAGCCAACTGGCCAGCAAAAACGATCTTGAGGAATTAAAGCGTTCGGTAGGATCTGGAAGTAGCAGCAACTCAGAATTAAAAGGCCAAGGCTTTCCATACGCTCTGAATGCTGATATCGGTACAATATATACTGATACGACAGCAAAAAACGGGGCGGTGAAGTGGATCAAAAAGACCGCTGGAACTGGACAGAACGCTTGGTCTGTATTGTTTGGCGATGTCAAACACAAGCCAAGAATTTCATCGAGCCAAAACAATGCATACGTGGAATTTAGACGCATAAACTCAACGGTAGAAGTTGGTTTTGGTGGTCTCTCTTGGGGCTGGTTTGGTATCGTGAGACGAGGTGCGTCCAATTACGTTCCTCAAGGGTCAGACCGTGAGCGAAACGTGGTGATCTTAAACGTCGGCGGTATACCCGTCGGTTTTCGTGCGACCAGCTCAAAACTTGGTATTATGACAAATGACAAGGGTAAACGCCTTGGTACTTTTTATTTAGGCGGGCCGGGTGACGGCAACCAGCTACGCCTACAATTCG